ATATATCAGATGGCGATACACAAATGAAACAAGCCATATCTGATTTTGCAATTACTGGAATTGGTTATCTATATTCATATATTGATAGAGAAGCAGATTTTGGTAGAGGTGAAGTAAAGTTTACCTATGTTGACCCGTTTCGTGTCTATGCACCACCCTCTTGTAGGGATAGGTGGCTCTCCGATGCTGAAAGCATTGTCCTTTCTACTATACTGACTGGTGAACAACTTGTTCATCTCTACCCAGAATTAGACGATAAAATTGATAATGATGGAAATATAACTGATGGATTAATAAAACAACTTTCTACAGTATTAGAAGAAGATTATCCAGAGTCAAGAAATATGACTACAATGAAAATATTTACTCCAGCAGAAACAAAAGACCTGGCATATCACGAAAAGAAATATCAAGTACTAGAAAGATTTTATAAAATAAAAGTTCCTTTTTATAGGATGTTAGATTCAAGAAGTGGTTCTGAAACAGTTATGGATGAAAAAACTTTTAATAAGTTTATAAAAGATAATCCAGGTATAATAGAACAAGGTTCTGTTCAATACGAACAAATATTTCAAAACAGAATAGCTGTTTGTGCTTCTGTTGGTGAAGTTGTATTATACGAAGATGTTTTAAATACAGATGTGTATCCTATAGTAGCTTGCCCAAATATCTGGACAGGAACTCCATATCCTAAATCTGATGTATCAAGAGTAAGACCAATGCAAAAACTTTTAAACAAATTATGGTCTTTAGCTTTATCACACGCACAGGCTTCTGCAGGTTTAAAACTTATTGTTCCTATGGGTTCAGTAGAAAATATAGAAGATTTAGAAAGAGATTGGGCAAATCCTAATGCAGTTATAGAAGTAGATTCTTCACAAGGAGAACCACACTTTCCTGCACCTCAACCATTAACAGGTGAGTTTTACAGGTTAATACAACAATGCGAAAACTATATAGATTTTATTTTTGGAATACCTGAAATGATGCACGGATTTGCTGAGAAAGCACCTGATACAGTTAGAGGAACAGAGGCTATGATGGCTTTAGGTTCAGAAAGACCAAAGTCTAAATTAAGAGATATTGAATATAGTGTAAATAGATTAGGAAGAGTTTTATACGGACTATCAAAAGGTCATTATACTTATCAAAAAATGTTTGCTTTAGTACAAGCTAATAATGCTCTTAACGAAGTTACAGTTAATATGTATGATAATAAAGAAGGCGTAATAAACGATATAGCAAGAGATAGATTTAATGTTGGTCAGCACGATATTAAAATGGAGCCAGGTAGTTCTTTACCAGAAAGCAAGTGGGCAACATATGGAGTTTATCTTGAAGCATTTCAGCTTGGCCTTGTTGATAGGATGGAAGTATTGAAAAAGAATCCAGAAATTTTTGATAAAGAAAGTATATTACAAAGAATTAATGAAAATGAACAGTTGAAAGCTCAAGTGCAAAGCTTATCACAGCAAATAGAAGAAACTACTTCTGCACTTGCAAAAGCACAAAAAGAACAAATGACAGACAAACAACGTGTTCAAATAGAAAAGTTTAAGTCTAGGTTGTCTGAAATACAACACAGAGTTGATGCAGACCGGCGCATTAACCGTGCAAACTTACAGAATGCCGTACTTAGAGAGTCTGATAGAGTACAACAAATCTCTAAAGACTTAGCGACAGAGGGAGCCTAAAGGCGTTGACTGTCATATATAACTCCCTGTGGTGCAGTTCTTATAACAACGGATATCGAAAGGTAATGCCGTAAAAAGAAACATCAAATAGGAGATAATAATGGCTGAGACAAATCAAACAGAAGAGATTTCTGAACAAGTAGAACAGAATAGTTTAGAACAAAACGACCAAACAAAAGGTATGCAAGAGGTTGACGAAAACGAGGTTAGAAAATTTCAATCTATGTATGATAGAGCATCTGCTGAAAATCAGAAGCTTAGTTCAAAAGTAGAAAAATTAGAAAAATACGAACCTCTCGTAAATCTTTTACAGCAAAGACCTGATTTGGTTGGAGTGCTTCAAGAAAATATTTCTGGAACACCTAAGCAGGAAGCTTTGAAAGAAGATGAATTTAACCCGTGGGACGCATTTTACAAGCCTGAATCACCGTCTTACAAACACAGAATAAAAGAAGAAAGTAAGTTGGTAAACAGAGCTGTAAATCGCTCAATGGCACAATTACAAGAACAAATGTTTATGCAAAATTTAGAAAAAGACTTGTCGTCTAAATATAATATGACACCAGAACAAGTTAGTAAATTTACTAAATTTTATTCACAACCTAAAGAAGATTTATCATTGGATACATTGGTAGATGTTTTTAAGAAACAAGAGAATAAAGCACCGACAATTGATTCTTCAATGGATGCTGTTAGAGCAAATAAAGAAGCTCCTCGTTCTGCAGGAGTAATACAAGGACAACAGCCACAGAAAAAGTCTGAAGCAGACAGTATGTGGGAACGTGTTACAAAAGCAGGGAGTAGGAGTAACGTTTTATAATGTTAAATAATGGAATAGGAGAAAAGGTAAAATGCCTACATATAATACAGGTCAAGTAAAATTCAACACTCCTGGTTCTGACCTAACTCTAAGCACCCGTAGATTATTCGATTTTAGTGATAGAGTAGCTGAATTAGCACCAGACGAGAGTCCGTTTTTTGTATACTTGGCAAACGTAGCAAAAGTACCAACAACTGATACTCAATTCCGATTCTTAGAAGACAGAACAAAAATTAGCTTTACTGACAGGTCTTTTTTACTAAAAGGTGGTATTACATTAGTAGCCGCTGGAAGTACAGACTCTGTAGTATTTGACACATCTGGCGGTGATGGAGTCGATTGGTTAATACCAGGAATGGTAGTAGCTATCGGTGATGTTGACGGTAATAGTGTGCCAACAACAGCTAATGTTCGTATTGAGTCTGTTGATAATTCAAGTTCTGCCACACAGACAACTTGTGTAGTTACAGCTATATCAAACCCTGGTGGTAGTACTCTCGCACTCGCAGACAATTCTAAGTGTACAGTAATCGGAACTTCTTTTGCAGAAGGTAGTGGCGCTCCAGATGTATTTTCAGAAGAAATGGATAATGATTTTGGTTTTACTCAAATCTTTAAAACAGCTTGTGAATTAACAAATACAGCTAGAGCTACTCAGTACAGAGGGTATGCAGATGAATGGGACAGAATTTGGAATCTAAAACTAAGAGAGCATAAGGTTGATATTGAAAGAGCTATGCTTTTTGGTCAAAGAGGAACAGCAAATGGAATTAACTATACTGAAGGTATTGTTGGTTCTACAATCAAAAATGGTTTAGGTAACGTTGTTAATGATGGTTCAAAACTATCATATAACTCTGGCGTACCTTACTACAAGTCTAATACAGCCGCAGAGTTTACATACGATGATATGCTTGAAGACTTTGAAGTTATTTTTGACCCAGCAAGAGGTGGTGGTAGAGCTAAATTAGCTTTAGCATCAAGACCAGTAATATCTCACTTTAACAAATTAGGTGGATTTATTGATGGTTCTTTAAACACTTCAACTGATTTATCTAGATATATGTTTCAAGCTAGTCAAGGGCCATTTGGTCATTTGATTAATAAGATTCAAACCGTTCACGGTGATGTTTCTTTAGTAGCTGAATCTTTATTTAGAGGATTTGCCGCAGGTTTTATGATGATGGTTGATTTAGACCACGTTTCATATAGACCACTTGTTGGTAATGGAATAAATCGTGATACTCATATTATAACTAACGTTCAAAGTGCTGACGAAGATTTAAGAAAAGACATAATTCTAACAGAAGCAGGTCTTGAGGTATCTCTTCCAGAAACTCACGCTTTGATTAACTTGGAAGGTGTATAATGAGAAGTGATGTATTAAACGAAAATAGCAGTAGTTATGGTAAACAATATCAATTAGAAAATGTAGAGCTAGTATCAGCGGCTAAAACATTAAGTCTTTCCGATAGTGGTAAGACTTTTATGGTTGAGTCTTCTGGTGGAGCTTTTACAATTACATTACCACCTGCAACACAAAACCAGCCAGGCTGGAATGCAAAGTTTATCGTGCAAGAGGAAACTCCAACAGCCGATATTACTATTGCCGCAGGTAGTGCAATAATTAGTATTGTTAGTAAAGATGCAGGTAATGATGCCGCTGTTTCAACAGCAGGTACACAGGTTTCTAATATTATTCTTGACACAACAGCTCAAAAAGGTGATGTTGTTGAGTTAATGTATGATTTAGAAGGCGAATATGTTGGAACTGCTTTTAGTGGTATTGACAACGGTATCCAAACTTCATAATCCGAATCAATAAGGATTAGCAGTCATTGACTGTGAGATAAAACAATAAAAGTTTTAACTCGAATTAGGTGGTTAAAGCGTCGAACCTTTTTCCACCTCTATGATAATATCGAAGATATGTAATAAACACGGTTACCACAAAGGCTCTAATTGTCCAGAGTGTGGTAAAGACTTTACAGAAAATAAAAAATGGACAACAAATCTGTATATGCGTACAGAAAGAGGTAAAAGAACGGATATAGAATTTTCACAAGTTCCTATATCTGAAGATGTTAAACACTTTAAGAGGAGATATTAGATATGCCAGGACATTATGGAAAAGGTATGAAAAAGAAAAAAGCTAAAAAGAAAATAGGTCTTATGCCAAAAAAGAAAAAAAGTATGAAGAAAAAAAATTCTAGAGGTAGAATGTATTAATGGCTAATGAACTTAGAATAGAAGCTCATTTAGAATACAGCAAAGCAGGTGTAAAAGAATCTAAACACGATTCTAAATACATTGATGTTAGTGGTGAGTCTTATAGTAAAAATATACAAGTTGTACAAACAAGTAATGAAGCTGTATCTGTTGTTACTGACATTGATACTGTTGGATATGTTTTTATAAAAAACTTAGATAGTAGTAACTATGTTGAAATAAGTGATGCTGATGATACAAATTATTTTTTAAAATTAAAAGCTGGAGAGTTTGCTTTATTTAGAGCGGCTCAATCTAGTTATTTTGCAAAAGCCAATACATCAGCTGTTAATTTAGAAATTGTAATGATAGAGGACTAATATGAAAAAAACAGTAAAAGCACCTAAAGGTTATCATTGGATGAAGTCTGGCAAAACTGGATATAAACTTATGAAAAATCCTGCAGGTGGATATAAACCTCATAAAGGGGCTAGTATGACAGCTAAGTTTGATGTTCAGATGGTTCACAAGAAGAAATAATGGCAACATTTCAAGTACAAATAGAAGATATGATAGGTCAAGTTGAAACTACTGCAGGTAGTGGTTCAAGCGATACAACTGCGTTATCTTCTTTTTTAACAGATGGTGCTAAAGAAATAATTAATATGATGAGTCCAAGTATGTTGTTGTTGTGTACTTCTGAACAAACTTTTCAACCTCAAGCACCAGGTTCGGAATCAGAAACATTAAACACAGGTAAAATTTTTAATGTTAGAAGAAATGATGGCACAATAGACCAACCTTGTAGAATGATTATATCTACTTTAAAAGGTAAGGCTATAGACCCTTTAGAGATGGAGTTTGCAACTGAAACAGACCCTGTTTATTATATTGAAAATAATAAAATAAATATATTGCCATCAGCCAGTAGTTCTGTTG